GCGAAATCGCCAATGTGGGCGATTCGGTGAAGATCATCAAGGAACCTGAAATCGCTGTCAAGAACTATGCCCGTGGCACTCAAGTTACGGCTCAAGACCTTGACGATAGCGACTTCACGCTGGTGGTGGACAAGTCGGCTTACTTCGCGTTCAAGGTTGATGACATCGAAGCTTCTCAATCGCACATTAGCTGGATGTCGCTGGCGTCTGATCGTGCTGCCTATCGTCTGAAGGACAACTACGACCAAGACGTTCTGGGCTACATCACTGGCTTCCAACAAGCTGCTCTGAATGCTAATGCCACCGTTGCCCGTACTACCGCTTCTGGTACGGCTGCTGTGTCTACGGCTGACAGCGATGAGTTGCTGGCTTCGATGAAGCTGAAGAAGGGCTCTTTCGCCAACATCACGACAGCGTCTGCTGGTGAGCATTCCATCCCTGTGACTCCGCGTCTGCCGGGTACGACTTCTCTGCCAACTGACCGCGTGTCGCCGCTGATGATCATCTCTCGCATGTCTCGTCTGCTTGATCAACAAAACGTTGATACAAACGGTCGTTTCATTGTGGTTGACCCGATCTTCGTGGAAATGCTGAAGGACGAAGACAGCCGTCTGCTCAACAGCGACTTCGGTGGCTCTGGTCTGCAGAACGGTCTTGTGCTGAGCAACCTGCACGGCTTCAAGGTGTATGTGTCGAACAACCTGCCCGCTATCGGCACTGGTCCCGGCACCGCTGGTACAGCTAACCAGAACGACAACTACGGCATCATCGTTGCCGGTCATGAGTCGGCTGTGGCTACTGCTGAGACCATCACCAAGACTGAAACCTATCGCGATCCTGACAGCTTTGCTGACATCGTTCGTGGTATGCATGTCTACGGTCGCAAGCTGCTTCGCCCTGAAGCAATTGTCCGCGCTAAGTACAACGTGGCGTAATGTAAAGAGGGGGTTTCGGCCCCCTCCTTTTGAAAGGAAAAATAATGGCTGCTGTTCAATCTGTTCGTAATCGCGCCTATATTGTGGAAAAGGATGTGTCGCTTGCCGCCTCGTCTGGTACCGCTGTAGGCATCCCTGTGGGCGCTGGCACTCTGGTGTTGGCTGTCGGTTTCCAAAACTATACTACGGTGCCTGATGTCACTACGTATACGATGGACATCACCGATGGCACCACCGTGTTCGCTAACGACATTAGCTTCGACAACACCGCTGCTAACACCATCAAGATCGGTACTACCGCTGGTGTGGTTGCTGCTAACGACACCATCGACGTTGTGACTACCATCTCTGGTTCTCCCGGCGTTATCACTGGTCGCGTGTTTGCTGTCATTGTTGACGTCAATAAGGACTGGGCTGCTCCCGGTACTGTTGATCGCGACACTCTGGCTTAAGCTGTGTTAACAACAGAGACGGTGGCTATGCTGCTGTCTCTGTTTTTTTTGTTTTAGGAATATCATGGCAATTACATCAGCAGTTTGTAATAGTTTTAAGCAAGAGTTGCTTGGTGGTATTCACGATCTAGATACTGATGTAATTAAAATTGCGCTGTATACGAGCGCTGCTACGTTGGATGACAGCACTACAGCATACATTACAAGTAATGAAGTGGTAGGTGCAGGCTATGTTGCTGGTGGTAATACGTTGAGCGGTGCTAGTATTTCTTTAGATGGCAGTGTTGCCATTGTAGATTTTAGTGATACAACGTGGAGTAGTGCCACTATCACTGCTAGAGGTGCTCTAATCTATAATAGTAGTAAGAGTAATAAAGCCATTGCTACTATTGATTTCGGTGGAGACAAGATTTCCACCAATGGTTCTTTTGTTGTGCAGATGCCTGCAGCTAATGGCACAGATGCCATTATTAGAATTAATTAACAAAGGTAATAAGATATGGCAAACGCGATCTATCCAAAGTACAAGGAAACTATCCTTGGTGCCGCATCCAATACTAACCTTCTCACCGGAACAGTGAAGGTTGCATTGGTTGATACGGGAACTTATACGTACAACGCAGCACACCAATTTCTGACTTCGCTAACTGGTGTTGTCGGCACAGCCCAGACAATTGGCGCGACAAAGACGGTGACTGACGGTGTGTTCGACGGTGCCGATGTAACATTCACATCAGTAACCGGCAACTCCGTTGAAGCGTTGGTAATCTATGTTGATACCGGCACTGCTGGTACATCCCCGTTGGTTGCATATATTGATACTGGTGTCACGGGTTTGCCGGTTACACCCAACGGCGGAAACATCGGCATCACTTGGAACGCCAGCGGCATCTTCCAGCTCTAAGGTAAATCATGTCGCTGCCCAACGACTCGATTGCTGTCACCCCCGGCACAGGGGCGACGGTTGCTACGCAGCTAGTGTCGGCCAAAGAGTATCAGGTTGTCATGCTGGCAATGCCTGACGGTCACATCAATGGCAGCTTGCCTCAGTACCGTCTGATTTGCCCCAGCCAAGCGGTGGGCGCGAACAAGGTGTTTCTTGACCTGTTCAACGCCACGGGCAGCGGCGTGTCTTTGCGTGTCTTGTCGGCGTACTGCTATGTGGACAATGACACGGCAGTCACCGGCACGCTAGGTGTTGAGGTCAACCTGACTCGCACCACGGCAGTGGGCACGGGTGGTACTGCCGCGACTACAAACGGCACATCGCTGACAGCCATCACTCTGAGCACGATGGACACCGCCAACGCCGCACTGTCGGCCAACATCACGGCGCGGTCCTCCCCCACAGGCGGTGCCACCGCAGGTGCCTTGGTTGGTCAGCGCTGGGTGTTCACCGAGGAAACCTCGGCGCCGTCCGGTATTGCTGGCACCTTGGGTGCGGAGTTTGTACGCAACGAGGGCGCTGACCTGATCGTGCGCGAGAACTCTGGCTTGCGGTTCGTGCAAGGCTCCGTGGCCTCGGTCGGTAACCTGTCGTTCGAGATCACTTTCGAGGTTTTCTAAATGCTGTTGCCGCTGCTTTTAGGGCAGGGCACAGCGGGGCCGGCTGAACAAACGCTGACGCCGGCCCGTTACGACAACGGCCAGACATTCTACAGCGCCACCGTCTCAGCCGGCGCAGTAACGCTTCAGCCGGCTCGTTACAACAACACTAATACGTTCTATGCTGCTGCAGTTGCTGCCAGCAATACGTTATCGCTTGCTCGTTACAACAACACCAGTGCGTTTTATGCCGCTGCAGTTGCTGCTAGCAATACGTTGTCGCTTGTTCGTTACGACAGCACTAATACGTTCTATGCTGCGATCATCAATGCGTCAAATACGCTGACGCCTTCGCGATACGAAAATACAAACACCTTTTATGCCGCAACGGTGGCAACAAGTAACACGCTAATTCCAGCGCGTTACAACAACACCAATACATTTTACGCAGGCACAGTCACTGTAGCAGTTACGCTGACTCCAGTACGATATGACAACGTAAATCAGTTTTACTCAATCGCTGTTGCGTCAAGTTACACATTAACACCGGCTCGGTACAATAATAACAATACGTTCTATTCGGCTACGGTAGCGACAACAAATACGCTAACTCCAGCCAAATACAACAACACAAACGTTTTCTATTCCGCAACAGTCAGCGCAACTAATACGTTGCAGCCGAGTAGATATGACAACACAAACGCTTTCTACTCAGTCACGGCTGCGCCCAGCAACGCGCTGGTTTCTGTACGTTACGACAATGCCAACGCTTTCTATTCGGCTGTTGTCTCTGCAGTAAATGCGTTTACTCCTGCCAGATACGACAACACCAATCAGTTCTATTCTGCGACTGTTACGCAACTTGTTACGTCTCAGAATCTATCTCCAGCGTTCTATACCAATACAAACACTTTCTACTCAGCGACGGTAGGCGCAATATATGTCCTAAACCCATCTCTAGTAACAAATACGCAGACGTTTTATAGCGCTACAGTGCAGGCAGATAATAATTTGCTGCCGAGCCTTGTTGTCAACACGCAGACGTTTTATAGCTCGACTGTCTCCATAGACATTACGCTACTTCCTTCGCTGTACACGAATGCTAAGACGTTCTATTCAGCGAATGTATTGGTAGAGTATGAACTACTCCCTGCGCTGCTAACTAATAGCAATACACTCTACACTCCTACAGTTGTTATTGAAGATTATATTCTTCAACCGATAAGGTACAATAACGCACAGACGTTCTATCAATCCGATATAAGGATGGATGAACTTGTTGTTCTATCTGGTGTTTCTAAAACAGCGGTTATTGGAACACCGATATTTTCTCTGGATTGTAGATTTGATGTTTCAGGATATGAGTTAACAAAAAACTTTGGCAGTGTTACCGTCAACACCACTGAGTTTAATTTTGAAGCTGTAAGAGATAGCTTCGATAAAAGCAGGATTGTTTATGTTGAACCAAAGACGCCTGCAATTAACAGATATGTTTACGTTGAAGCTCAGCCTAGAGTAGTGCATATTGAAACAAAGCCAACGACTATTGACAGAAAAGTTGTTGTGGCAAGAGAGGTTAGACAAGTGTACGTAAGTCGTGGTACAACGAGCAAAGACCGCACAGTAAATATAGGAACTTAACATGTCGTATCGGTGGCCTAATAAGGACAAAGATGAACAACTTGACTACAGCGTTGATTGGTCACGCTGGTTGGGTGATGGTGTCACTATTGGCAGTGTAAGCTGGTTCGTCGATAGTTCTACTGGAGTGAAGACAGCGTTTACATCGGGTAGCGTTGTTAACGGACTTCAGAATGTTGCCAACACTAATACCAATACCGTTGCCACTATCAATCTAGCACTTGGTACTAACAATATAGAATATAAAATTTATTGTCGCATTACTGACAGTAGCGGCTCTATTGCGGAGCGAACAGTAAAACTTCGCATTAAGGAGCAATGACATGGCATATAACTATCTAGAAATTACCAACGCTCTGCTTCGTTCTTTGAATGAGGTTGAACTCACCTCTGCCAACTTCCTTACTGCAAAGGCTTTTTATGCCCACGCTAAAGATGCTGTCAACAATGCTTTGCGTGACATTAATCAAGCTGGACAGGATTGGCCTTTCAATCACGTTGAGCAAGAAGACACGTTGACGGCTGGTGAGAATCGATATAGTTTTCCAACGGATGCTTCTAAAATTGATTTTGACAGCTTCCGCATTAAAGCAGATAGTACGTTTGGAAATGATACGGTGCGTCTCAAAGTAATTACGTATGATGATTATTTGAAGCACTACGTGGATCAAGAATACACGGCAGACACTTCCATTCGCAATGTGCCGTCTATGGTTTGTCAGGCACCTAGTGAAGAATACATTGTAATTCCTCCACCTAGAGAAGCCTATGAGCTTGTCTATGAATACTATCGTATTCCTGTTGATCTAGTTAATCCGACAGATGTTCCATTTGTCCCTGAGCGATATAAGCATGTCATCCTTGACGGTGCTAAATATCACGCTTATATGTTTAGAAGTAACGAACAAGCTGCCAGTATTGCCAAAAGCAAGTTTGAAGAAGGCTTGAAGAGAATGCGAACCGTCCTTATCAATAGGTATGAGTACATCACTTCAACGTATATTCCTCAAGGTACTATGCTTGTTACTGGATCGAGAATAGCCTAAATGGATAGGTGGCAAACATATCAGTTTGAATTCCGTGGTGGACTGATTAGCAATCTGTCTCCACTTCAACACGGTCTTCAAGCACCCGGTAGCGCTAGAATATTGCGTAATTTTGAGCCATCTATTGAAGGTGGCTATAGGCGCATTCTTGGCTATGTCAAGTATGATAGCAATACTATTCCGTGGGCAGGTAAGCCTGTTGTACAGGGCAGCGGACAAACTGGTACTACGCTGGTATTAGCAGGAGTTTCTGCAGCGCCTTTGGCAGGCAGTACAATCGTTGTTGGTGGTAATACTTATACCATTAGCACTGGCGGTGTAGTCTTTGATGCTCCTAATAAGACTTTGACATTGACGCTGACATCGTCGCTAGTGTCTAGTCCTGCCGATGGTGCTGTTGTCACTTTTGCCAACAGAACAGATGTTGTCAGTACAGGCATTTCAGCTTGGGACGATACTGTCATTGTTGCTAGAGGTTCTGATCTATATAGGACAACAGGGGCAGGATATACACAGATTAATGTACCTGCGTATGGCACAGTGCTTGTCAACGGTGGTTCTCAAACGGGAACTACGTTGGTTGTTGATGGATTAACATCGACACCTCAACAATATGATACCTTCACCGTTGCTGGTATTCAAAAGACGTACATTATCACCTCTGCTGTTTCTGTAACAGGTGGTGGTGCGACACTGTCTATCTATCCTGCTCTAGCTAGTAGTCCTGCTGACAACGCAGCAATTACGTTTACAAGTACAGCGTTTCCTACTGATAGTAAGACTAGATTTTCTAAGTATAAGCTAAACAACACAGATAAAATTGCTGCTGTTAATGGTGTTTCCTATCCTGTCATTTACGACAAAGTTTCTGCTCAAAAGATTGTCAGTTCTGTTGATTTGTTAGGGGTAGAACACGTAGCTTGGTTTAAGAATTGTTTGTTCTTTGCTAAAGACGAAACTCTCATCTTTACTGCTCCGTTCACTGATAACGATACATCTGCCGCTAGTGGTGCAGGAGTTATCAACGTAGGAGGAAAGATAACAGCACTGAAGGTATTTAGAGAACAGCTCATTATCTTCTGTGAACAATCAATTAAGAGACTTGTTGGAAATACAGCAGCAGATTATCAGCTTCAGCCAATCACTGAAAATCTTGGCTGTGCCGCTAGCGACACTGTTCAAGAAGTCGGTGGCGACTTGATGTTCTTGGGAC